GGAATATTTAATCCTTCGCTGCTCATTTGATAAGTTGCTAAAATTATTTGTTTAGTTGCTGAAATATCTAAATCAGACATTTTCATACCTCCGACATAATAACCATATGATGCGATTTTATCATTTACAATTAATTCTTCAATATCTTTCAATTGATTTTTACGTTCAGATAAAATTAAAATTTTGCGTTCAGGTTCTTTTTTGAGAATATCTTTTAATAAATTAATAATAAAAATTGTTCGAGGTTTATAATTACAAATATTATTTACCATTGCTACAATATTAGGTGTTCCATTATACATTGTTTTAACATAACTATATTCAATATCATGAACAAAATATTTATGTAAATTAACAATCATATCACAATCATTTATATTATTCTTAATTTTATAAACAGATTTACCTAAATACCATTCAAATACTTTTCTTAGTCCATCTTTTCTATTTAAAGTCGCGGATAAACCTAATGTAATTCGGATATTCATTTTCCTAAATGCTCGTGAAAATACTTCAGACGCAATATGATGACATTCATCAATAATAACTAAACCAAATTCATTAAAAATATTAGGGTCATATTCTCTTAATGCCAATGATTGCAGAGTTGCAATAACAATATCTTTATTATCAACGTCAATTTTGCTTTGTTTAATTTTGCCAATTCTTGCATTTGGAACAAATAGTTTAATACTATTAATGAATTGTTCATTTAAAAAATCTTTATGAGAAATAAATAAAGTTTTCTTTTTAAAATAACAGGCTACATAAATAGCCATAATAGTTTTACCAAAACCACACGGAACACTAATAATACCGCCTAATTTTTTTTTAGTAATAACATTATCTATAAATGCATCAATCGGAGCTTGTTGAATATCTCTTAATTTCCCTTGAAAATCTAATAAAGGACAATCAACACCTAAACTTAATTTATCATCAATAGGATATCCGAATTTTTCAATACCATAACATTTAGGAATATATAATTTATTATCACTTTCTAAATAAATTGGATATTCTTTATTAACATTAGATGTGAAAGAATTTGAAAATATTTTTGGACTTATCATTAAATCAGACTTAATTTTTTTAATTAATTCCTTGTTTTCTGGTGTCTTTATAATTCCATAACCTCTATTATTTAAAGAGGTCATTATTTGCAACATTTAATAAATATATATTTAATTTTTATATATAATTTATAGTAGATGATATTAAATTTTATAAGAGCGGTATTAATATTATTATTATTATTTGTTATAATTGTAGATTTTGATTTACCAATTATAATAAACACAAAAACAAATCAATTATTTATAGCTATATTAATATTATTAATAATATTACTTGTAGATGAAATAATAGGATTTTTAATTGGATTAATATTTTTAATTATTTATTTTAAATATTATCAGAAAAAAATAATGCCTATTAAACAAGAAAATCAAACAAATAGTCCAATTACTTATGAACAATCTAATAATAATAATAATAATAATAATGATCCAATAACATCTTTATTTAATTTCTTTTCAGGAGATGTTAAACCAAAATCATATTCAAACCAACCCGAAATACCTGAACATTATATTAATCATATTAAAAATGATAATAGTACAATAATGCCATATGTATCAAATGAATTATTAAAAGCTGCTCAAAATAATATTTATAATGATGATAATTATAAAACTGAAATAAAAACAAGTGAAAATTATTATGGTATTCAAGGACTAAATTCAGATAATAAACATTACGCAGCATTTGATAATAATTATAAGAATTTTAATAATTTATAATAATTTATAAAACATTAATGCATATAATGTTATAAACGCTAATATTATTTTTATTATATAATTATAACTATCTAATATAATTGATATATTATCTGGTATTTTACTTATAATTGTATTATAAATATATGGATTAATTATTATAGCTACTACTATACAAATAATAAATGTTTTAGTTATTAAAATATTATCAATATAATTTATTGGTTGTTGTGATGTTTGTTGTGGTAATTGTTGTGGTAATTGTTGTGATTGTTGTTGATATTGTTGTGATTGTTGTTGTGATTGTTGTAATTGTTGATATTGTTGTTGTGATTGTTGATATTGTTGTGGTGATTGTGAATTATTATTAATTTGATAATTATTTTTAATTGTTTGTTCATTCATAGATAATTCTTTTTCAAATTCATTTAAAACATCTTTAACAATTGGATCATCAGCCATATCATCTGTAATAATTGCACCTGATGTTTTTAATGGTATTTTATCAATAGACGTAATCATATTATTTTGTGATTGATTCTGCATTATTATATTATTATGATTTAAATATATAATATATAAAATTACGCAAATAATTTATCAATTAATCCCTTATCATTTAATTGATTTGATGCACTTGAATAACCATCATATGGATTAATAGCTTTATCATTACATGGAACATTAACAGTTGAATATTTATAACAAGTATCATCCAATTTAAAAATTTTATTATTTATTTCATCTTGTTTAGGTGCAAAATATATTGTGCAATTTTCTTTACAAACTCTATTAAAAATTAATGCTAATGATATACCAAATAATGCACTTATCATTATTTGCCCAATATTTGTATAAAATAATCTGTCAATTAAATTACGCGTGTTTATCATTCTAATTTAAGGTTATTTTTTTTATATTATAGGTTGATCTATTGCACTATCTGAACATTTTATTTCATCTACTGTATATTTATAACATATATCATTATCATTTCTATAAACAATTTTATTAGCATTATAAGGTGTTGGATATTTAATTACAATTTTAGGTTTTGGAGCTGCAATATATACATAAAACATACCTATAGAAAATGCAATAATAAACGCAAAAAAATTAAATTTAAAAACTTGTTCTTCTTTCATTTAATTTTATATTCTATTTTATATAAATAATAATATTAAATGAAGGCGATATTTAATTGGATATATAATATAATTATAGGTTCATTAATTATATTTTTATTAATTTCTTTATATTGCTATATATTTAATATATCATTAACATATTTTGTTGTATATTATATAACCCCTTTTATAAGCTTATTTGTTATGCTTATAAGTATAATAGTAAAAGTTATACAATTTCCATATTACATTACAATAGAAATATGGAATATATTAATAAGAATACTTAGTGTTTTTACATTTATTTTATCTATAATAAATGAAACTTCATTATTTTTCATTAATTTAACGACTGCTATTTAATTTTAATATTGGTGTATAAATTGTATAAATATCAGGAACATCAATATATTCAGGTTGTTGTAATGATATTAAATCATATAAATCTTTAACTTTCTTTGATTTTTGCCATTTATTAAATAATAATTCTTTTGTTCTCAGATATTTATCATAATTATCATTATTATTTTTTCGCGGTATTTCATATTTAGTCATATATATATTTGTTTTACTGATTATTTCTTCTTTTTTTTCTGATATATCTTTATTATGATCTTTTAATGAAGATAATAATTTAATTTTATTACTATCTGTTTTAATATTTATAACATTATCTATTAATATATGTCCAATATCTATAATTGATAACTTTGTCATATTAATTATAAATTATATTTTTTTTACGTCATATATATTAGGCTGTGTTAATTCAAACATACCTTTATAAAATTCAGCTAATGTTTCACTATCTGTTAATGTTTCTTCATATTGACTTATAGGTATATATTTAATTATTTCTTTTGGTGTATCCATTTTTGAATATTTTAATTCATAATAACTTTTTATTATCAAAACAACACCAACAAATAACATAAAAATAGCTATTGATTTCATTTTTATTAAATGAATACAAAAAAATAATTGTTTTTTTTATTTAATCGCTTGGAGTACGTTGTACTTCCTCTTTAACTTCTTCCTCTTTAACTTCTTCCCGTCCTTGTTTAGCAGCAATCCAAGGATCTTGTTGTTCAGCTAGGTCATCGGCAATATTAGAAACTTTTGGTGCTTTAGCCATTAAATCGGCTTTTCGCTGCTCAAATAATTCATCTTTTGAATCCATATTTTGCTTATATTGTTTCATTAGAGTATTAAGTTGAGTTTCTGAATATTCTTGATCATTTAGATCATTTGGATTTGGTGACCATGGACACCAGCAACCAACTTGACAAATATAAATATCAAATTTATTATCTTGACGTTTGATAAATTCACTACGTGATTTAGCTTCTTCCATAGTATCAAAAACACCACGAATTTTAATACCTCTCATAGAAGTCTTAAAATCATTTTCTTTATGAAAATCGGTTTCAATTTCATGTGAATTGCTATCCTTAAAAAATTTATATTGTGAATCTAAATCATTTGCATTAAAAATATAATCATGATTTGAGCGAATTGTTTTAACTAATTCGGATGATTCCGGATATTTATTTTCAATTCCATCTAAAAGAGTTTTCATATCTTTTCCAAATTTATCAATAAATCGTGAAAAATAATAAACTTCTTTTTCCTTGAGAATATTCTCAGGACTTAAAAAAGATACAAGACAATAATTTTGACCTCTAATTGGCTTATCTTCATCTAAATAATCACGTTCTTTTGTTGATACTAAATTATCTCCCATTTATATATATATAATATAAATAAAAATTCTTATATCAATTTTATATTTTAAATAAAAAAATATATTATTATAATAGTATAATATGAATCAACAACCAACATATAGTTTTGATATTTGGGAAGCTTTAATTCGTATATTAAAATATGCGATTGAAGCTGTTGTTGTTGCTATAGCCGCCTATATTTTACCTGAACAAAAATTAAAATTAAGTGAAGTTTGGATGATTGCCTTAACTGCCGCATGTTTATTCTCTCTATTCGATTTACTATCTCCATCAATTGCAGCTGGTGCTCGTCAAGGTGTTGGACTTGGTGCTGGTTTCCGTCTCATTGGTTTTGGACCTTAAAGAGATGGAATAATTTTATAATTTAAATCTTCACATATTTTTTTCCATATTTGGTCTTGAACATATAATTTTTCCCTACTTTTTAAAAGTGGAAAAAATTTAAGATATTCATTTAAACCTAATATTTGAAAGAATTTATATAAAACATAACTATATGATAAGAAATTTTTACGGTCTTTTGGACAATGTTTTAAAAATGGTCCTTGAATATCTTTAAACATTGAACATAATTTATCTTCTAATTCTGTTGAAAATTGCGGTGTAGGTATTCCATTAATTCTATTGATAATATAATTGATATGTTCATAATATTTATTAATTCTTAATCTTTTTAAAATTTCTCTCATCTTAGAATATGTTATTTTTTTTGTATCCATTATTTTTTCTTTTTTAATTTCATTTAATATTTTTTCAAATATATCATTTGGTATATCTGTACTTTCTTTCCCCTGAACTTGATTACACCATTCCCTAAAATGATTAATTCTTTTATAACTAAAATGTGATGTATCTTTAGTATTTTGTTTTAAAATTGGTCTATTCTGTTCCACTAATAATAATTCTTGATAACCACAATTATTACAAATCATTATTGCATCTTGTTGTAAACATATTAAAGGTATATTACAACAATGACATAATTCTATATTATCACATGTATTATCGATTTTTTTAATATAATATTTATTAGTTATTGATAAATATTGGTCAACTAAATCGCTTTTTTCAATAATTTTATTATCTTCTTCTATTTTAATTTCTTCTTTGGGTAATGTAATATTAAATGATTCTAATATTGATTTATTTTTATATTTATTATTGGATGAAGAATTTGTTGCAGTTGATTGTTTTTCTAACATTTCATAATAATTAAATAAAATAGAACTTGTATTTTCATAATATTCAATTTCATCAAAATAATTAATATTATTAATTTCATTTTGTAATAATAATAATTCTTCCTTTATTAATATATTACTATTCCATAAATTTGAATATATATTATCATTCCTTAAATTATCATAATTATATTTTATTATCTCATCATTAATATTTTTATAATTAATCTCTAATTTATTTATCTTATCAGTATAATTTTTATCATCTATTATTTTTTTACTATAATTATTAATTATTTTATTATGCATTGCATCTAATGTTGATAAATCACGTGTTATATCAACATTTTGAAATCTCTTTTTAGATGTTTTATCTTTAAACATATATAATAAAAAATGCGGATATGCTTTTATATATCTTATTCAATATATTTTTTTCTCCTATTATAGTATAAAGAATATAGCATAAATGGGTGGTGGTCTTCTTCAACTTGTTGCTTATGGTGCTC